AAGATGGCGTCGGGGATACCAGAGGCCTCGTCGAAGATCAGCATCATGCCGTCGTGGTTGTGGACACCGGCGTAGCTGTCGGGGTTCTCTTCCGACCAGAGCTTGCCTTCGGCTGCCCAGTAGCGCGTACCTTTCTTCAGGTCGCGCTCGACTAACTCCGTGATCCATTTGGCGGGCACCAGCTTGGTCGCGCTGATCTCCCACCAGTGGCTGTTGATGACCATCGCCTGCCACTTGGTCAACTCACCCCACGTGACCGATCGGAGCTGCGCTTCGCTGTTGGCTGACACGATCACACTAGACCCGATGCGGGTCGACAGCATCCACAGCACCAGCCAGCTGACTAGCGCGGACTTACCAATTCCTCGACCGGAGGCGACCGCGGTGCGCAGGGCGTCCATGTCCAGCTGCCCGCGGTTGTTCTTGATGTGGCCGGCAATCCGGCGCAGGATCTTGCGCTGCCAAGTGCGCGGGCCTTTGAACTTGGCCAGCGGCGTGTTTGCTTGCCCCCACGGGAACGCGAACAGCACGAACGCCTCGGGGTCGTCCGCGATCGTCGGCGCCCACAGGCGACTCATTAAGAGCTGCTCGCCCTCGGCGTCATAGATGGGTTGCTGGGCCATTATTTACCCAAGTTGATATTTACCGACCGGCCAGTGCCTGGCGGCATTTTTTCACCGGCGTACCGACGCAGTATCGCGAGAGGGTTGTAGCTGGTTGAAGTTGTATTACTGCGGTTAAAGTCGTAATCGTCAATCGCTCGTAGGTTACCGTCAGCGTCCCGTACGTAAGTAAACCTACCCAAAGTTCCCGCCAAATTACCTAACGGGTTAGTTATTGCCAATATTGAAGGGGGTAGATGTACTGTAGGTAAAAATTCTTCGCGTAGTCGTCTGTTTCGTTCATTTACGTAGTCGCTATATTGAACGTTACCTTTGTTTTCTGTGGCTTTAATAAGTTGGCGTAGTTGATTAAGTTCGTCGGGCGAAAAATCAGCTTCTGTAATGGGGTCGCGTTTACCTTGCATTGACTCAAGAAAAACACGCCCCGCCGTCGGGAATATTTTAGGCGGCGCGTTTTGCACTAGAAAATCTAACAGCCGGTTACTGGGCTGCGGTGCTAATGTGTTTTGTGGCTGGGGCATGTTCCAGATACTCCGGTTGCTGTTCGGTGATCAGCCCGTCAATGACGCGCTCTTGTGCCTGCTGCAGCGCCTGCGTGATGCTGATCCGATTAGTGATGTCGACACTGATCTCTTGGCGGGCCGTCCAGCCGTGGGCGTGTTGCAGGATGGCCAGCGCTGCCTTGGCGTCGCCTGCTCGGGCTGCGTTGCGCAGGTGAGAGCTGGCCTCCATCTCGCTATCCGCGCGGCCCTTTAGCATGGCCATCTCGGCCACGGGATCCAGCTCGCACAGCTGTCGGAATTCCGACGGCAGCATGCCGGCCGCTAACGCCAGCGAGTCGCCCTTGAGTCCAAGCGCGGCTGCGTCATAGATCGCTTGGAGTCGCGCTTCGGTGGCTTCGACTTTGCGCGGTGCGAAGGGGATGGATTTGAACATGAAGTGCATGGTAATAGATTTTTAGAAAAAATAAAAAAATTTGTGCGTTTGGGCTTTTGGTTTTGTGCAGAAAAAAAAATTTCTTGTAGACCCTCCGTGATCGTGACCGGCCAGCCGCCGGCCCCCCACCCCCCTGCCTCGTCGCCGACCGAATTCAAGCCAAGTTAGTGAGCACTTACTAACAGCCAGGTTAGTAAGCACTTACTAACATTATGTTGCCAAGCAGGCAACAAAGTACAGTTATTATTTTGGCATGACGGCAATGCACGTCATCATTTCCGCAGGCGGTTTGCGCGGCCGTGAAACATGTTCCACGGGGCCGGAAAGTGTTAGCAAAAGGGAATCAAAACTGTGGATAACTTTTGCTGTTGTTATTTTGGCATGAAGGCAATGTCGGCAATGTACGTCATCGTTTTTTTTTAGCGCCAGCGCGTGTGCGTGCGCGGTCATACGAGAGACTATTAGCAGATATATAACAAAAATAAACTTCTTAAGGTCTAAACAAAATAATAGCCACAATGACGTGCAAATAGCCAAAAGCCGCATGTAGCCTGGTTTTGAGCGCACGTCATTTGCTGCAAAACCGTGACGTGCACGATGACGTGCGTGACGTGCAAAACTTACCTGCAGGCATCGAAAATAAATGCAAAATATTCTTTGACACTGTAAAGAATTGTTGTATAATGGTTTCAGCAGCAAAACATTGTGTAGCAAATTAACTGATTAAATTTTAAGCACAGGAGCGAAAAATGACTAAATTCGAAACTAAACAAGCCGCGATTGTGGAATCACATGTGTTTGCAGGAAATGACGTGTCAGCCGCGCGAATTCTATCTTCGCTGATCCGCGTATCGCGTACTGACAAAAGCCGGCGCGATTTAATCGCTCTGGCGGAAGGCCTTCGGCTAGCCGGTCATCCAGAATTCAGAATCTAAATCAAACGGCCGGCGCAAGCCGGCCATCAAACGGAAGCAAAGAAAATGAAAAAACCTACCCTTGCAGAAATATGCGGCGCGATCGCCGGATTCGCGGCGCTGGCGCTATTTGTCTTTATGTGCCTTGCTTATTAATCTCACTTTCCAGGGAACCGACCATGCAAAACCCGTTCAAAGCCCAATTAAAACGCGAAAACCTACCCTATCGGCCAATTTTGGGCGAATCATCCGCGAAAACGATCAAGGGCCAGAAAATCGGCTACTTGACGGCCATTTGTTACCTGGTACCAGATGAAAAGCTTTGTCCATTTGCGCAAATGGCCGGATGTTTTGAACCATGCTTAAAATCGGCCGGCCGTGGCGCCTTCAATAATACGCAGCGCGCCAGATCCGCGAAAACTGCCTTTTTCAAAGAAAATCAGCGCGCATTCATGCTATCAATGGCCGCTGACATATGGTCGCACGCACGGCGCGCCGAAAAGCTAGGTTTGATTCCGCTTGTGCGGCCGAACGGGACAAGTGATATCCCGTTTGAGAATATTCAGATTGACGGCAAAACGATATTCCAGCTATTTGCAGACGTGCAATTTTACGATTACACAAAACACCCTTCGCGCAATCTAACCGGCAAAACGGCCGGCAATTATGATCTGACATACTCATTCTCAGCAATCACGCCGAAACCGATATCAATCAAAGGCCTGATTAATCCGGCCAATAAACGCACGGCCGTGGTATTCCAAAAGCAAAGCGATATACCGGCCGAATTTCGCGGCTGGCCGGTCGTTGACGGCGACGACACCGACGTGCGCCACATTGAGCCGACCGGCGTGGTAGTGGCGCTGTATGCCAAGGGTAAAGCAAAACGGGACACTGGCGGTTTTGTGCAAATTAAAGGCCGCGATTACTAATGCGGTACCGCCTGCAGTACGGCCGGCTGGATTGCTTCAATGAGGTAATCCAGTGGCTAGATTATCCGCCGGCCAATGGCCGGTATATCACGCGGCGCGTGCCCGTACCGGCGCGCGCCGTGCCCACAATCGAAACCCACGGGAGAGCACTATGGTGAAAACTTATCGTTTTGAGTGCGTTTTGCATATGCAAGCCGATACCGAATCGGATGCCTGGCAAGAACTACGCGAAGAATTAGAATTTTTATCTAGTCAATTTGGAAACATAATTTCTTTCACAATCGAGAATTGTGACTTAACCGAAGAGGAGTAACACAATGGCAAAACTCAAAACCGCGATCCTGCGCGCACAAGAAACGGCCAAAATTATCGGCGCAAACGAAAATCTACTCTGGCAAGCCAGAGACGCGCTATCGCTCGCAATACTGGCGCAAACGGACGCATGGACGTGTCTTACAAACGCTGACCGCGCGCTGACCCTGATCAATGCTTACTTGATGGAGACTGAACTATGCAAACACTAAAAATTGACGGCACCACGTACAAAGTGAAATTCGACCGCGATCCGGTCGAACTGGCCAAATTGGCGCGCAAGGCATGGAAACCAAAGAAACCGAAAGATATCCGCAAGTTTCCTAAAGATTACGCCGGCACGATGTCAACGGGTGATTACGTCCGCCAATTTGAAGGGCTAAACATGCTTATCAAAACCGAATATGACAATCTGAACTATTCAGGAACCGCGCTGTATGACCCGACAATGCCATTACTTGAGGATATATCAGAATGAAAACGCACACTGATATCAGCGGCCCACAGTGGCCGCAGCATATCTGGCCGTACACGTACACGCACGGCGATATTGAACTGCTCTGTTTTGTCGACTTCGAACCTGGCGATCGGTCAGTCGGCTTGGCGGCCAATGCGTGGCTAGTGCACGCCTACGCTGGCGGCGTCGACGTGGTCGAGCTGCTGAAGGATGACATCATCAAAGATATCGAGGAGGAAGCCGCATGTTCGCTCTTATCGGATTAATACTTGCGGCCATGCTGGCCGTCATATTAGGATTGTGACGCGCCGTGTCTCCCGGCGCTGCATGCAGAGGAAGCTTCGCCCGGCCTGAGTGCCGGGCTTTTTTACGTCTATTTAACCAAACGCACGGCTGCTGGCGCGGGCACTTCCTCGACCATGCGCCGCAATTCGGACTTCGGTGTGCCGGCAAGCTCTGGCGCGCAGAACAGGTGTTTTTTGGTCGAATATTCGCGCGTATTGATGCGCCCTAAGTCCACCCAGCCGGCCTCTTTCAACGCGTGCAAAAGCGCGGCCTGTACCAGTCGGCTACCCGCCGGCGCGCCATTCTGCAGGCGGTCGCAAAGCGCGTAAAACGGGCTTGCGACCACACCGGCAGAGAACTCACCCAGTCGGGCCTGCATCATCTCGACCAGATACGATTCGGCCGTGCTACGGCCCTGCTCGACCATGATCATTTTCGCCTCAGTGAGCGGTGGCGACGCGCCAGGGTTGAATTGGCTCACGTCACGCTGATACAGCCAACCAACCGCGACAGCCAAGCCGCCGGCCGTATACCAGTCCCAAATAGCGCGCCCTTCGGCCTCGGTCATCCTCGGCGCGTCCGAATACGTCACAAACCATCGCCGGTCGTCTGACGGCAAACTAAGCGGCACGCGTTCATTCGAGAACGCTAGAACGAAAATCCGGTTCAGCGCTTGGTACGGGTGCAGACCCTTGCGGTTCACCTGCAGGAACTCAGGCGGGGCGGCGATGATGGGTTTTAAGTGGTTTTCCATCGCCCGGCGGTCGCGCGCCTCCGTCTCGCGCAGCTCTTCAAACACCATCACCTCAGACTCGAGCGCATAGCCCCACTGGGACGTGATCTCCTCATTCCGAACGATGGCCACGTTCGCGAGTGACTCGCCGCCGATACCCCATAGGAACGGCTGCCAGAGCGTATCTTTGCCGCTCCCAGGGTGACCAATGTGCAGCACGGCGTGGTTGATTTTCTTGTCGGGATGTTGAAGCTTGTAGGCCATTACGTTTAAGACGTGCTCACGCTCGGCTGGGTCTGGAATCATGCGCTCGACGTGGCGCAACCAAACGCCCGCGTCGCCCGGCTTGACCGCGGGCCGCTGATTAATCCAGCGGTTGCCGTACACTTGCCCCTCACGCGATACCAGCACGGTCTCGCCGGCAGCGTACGTGATGCCGCTAATCGTCAATGCGTCTTTGGCCTGTCGGTTCTCGTCAAAGCATATAGACGCCTCAATTCGGCGTTTGCCCGATTTCGTCGGGTGGATCGAATAACAGGTGACGTGTCGAAAGAGTGCATTAAAAGTACCGCGACTAATTTCTCGCCGATCGCCCATGTCAAAGTATGCATCTTCGTTCTGAATGTACGCAAAACGTTTATACCAGTCATCTTTCGTCACCCTATCCAGTTGTTTTTTCTCGACTTCCGCAATCACCTCGGCACCCTTGTCCGGAAACGCCTCGGTGGGCTTTAACTTGGCTAGCGTCTGATCCATGACGGCAGCCAAGAGTTCCTCACGCAATCCTGGCGAGTGTTTCGGCCCGCCATTGGCCGCCACCCAGTCCAAGAACGTCACCGAGTCCAGATCGACGCAGTGCGAGTGCAGGCAGCAGTACGACCGCGTCGCCGGGCTGTAGCGCCCTTCGGGGTTGCCGTCGGTATGCTCGGCACTGTTGGGGCAGATGACGCCCGCCCAGCCCGCCGGGTTCGGTGTGGACAGCAGCAGACCCTGATGCGAGAGCCACGCCATCACGTCGTCGGCACCGTCGTCGGACAGCCGGATCGGGCGCACCTTGAGCGACTCGGCAGGCGCTGGTGTGACGCCCAGCGCGTCGCAGATTTCGGTCAGCGTGTACTCGCGCTCAGGGTGAAACTCGGCCAGCCGGGCAGCGAAACGGTTTTTGCCGGGCTTCAAGTTGATCGACCCCGGCAGACGCCAGTTGCGCACCGGGTTGCAGGCACCGGGGTCGGTGTAGCCGGCGTCTGCGATCGCGCGAATGGCCGCGGCGTACTCGGCGGTCGTTGGCTGTTCAGAAAAGGCATAGCCCCACTGGAACGACCCCTCCGACGTCTCCATGACCCACGTCGGCGGGAGATTCGGCAGGTTCGGTGCCTTCTCTGGGTCGCCCACGTCATCTAACACCATCACCAGCACGTAATCGGCATTCGCCGCGGACGCTGAGACGTGGCCGTCCTTGAAGCGGTCGATGATGAACGACGCCGTGTTGCCGTAGATGGCCCAGTCGGGTTTGGTTGAGTAGTCGGGCAGGTACGCAGGCCATGTACACTTGATTGCGCCATCGGCGTGGAATTGCAGCTCGCCGCCCTTCATCTGTGGCTTCTGGCGCACGATGAGCGCAGTCTCACCCTGTGGTGCCAATTTGGTATAAAATTCGAGGAAATCCATTGCAGTCCTTGTAGTTGAAAGAGCCGCCCTGCCAGGCGGCTTTTTTATTTGCCGTAGCGCGTCATGATCTTGACGCCCGCGTTCAAAGGTAGCCCTGCAGCCCAGTCGGGCGCAGCGCACATTACTCGTTTCAGGGTATTGGGTGCATCAGGGTCAGCCGTCTCCAAAACGATCTCATCATGGACATGCAGCACCACGTCGGGAAGCTGGCGTAAAGCATGCCGCAGCAGATCGTTGGCGATCGCCTGCGTTATGTTCTCACAAGCCAGCCCCCGCCACAAGCGCGCCCGTGGCCATTCTTTCGCGTCCGCTGCTGGCTTCCATGCCGCTTTAACGTACGTGATCTCGTCACCCTCGAACTTGGCGAACGGGTAGCACAGGATGCGACCGGAGGGTAATGCGTACCAAAGATGCACGCCGTCGTACAGGTACGTCACCCGCCCCGCGGTGAACTCCCGGTTCGGGTTGCGCAGCGCCCGCGTGTAGGCGTCTTCAAGCTTGTTCCAGTAGCGCACGGCCCATGGGTTCGCGCGCCGCCATGCGTCGACAATGCGCCGGGAATCGGACTCCGGCATATACACACCGTAGTTGCGACCCATGGCAGAAAACGCACCGATCGAGCCGCCGAAGCCAAGCGAGAGAATGGCGACCTTGCCGATCTGGCGGCGCTCGGATTGATCGGTGGCTTCGTACTCTTCGGCAATCTCTTCATACGGCACGCGGTAGATACCTGCGGCCTCGCGGATGTAAATGTCTTTGCCTGCGCGGAAGGTGTCTAGCACGTCCTCGGCCTGCGGGTCAGCTGACGCCCACGCGGTGACGCGGGCCTCGACCGCCGACCAGTCAGCGACAACAAATTGTTTACCGGGCGCCGGGATCAGTGCGGGCCGGAGCATTCCTTTGAGAACATCCGTAACGCGTTTTCCAAATCTTGGGACGATGCTGTGGCCTCTGACCATAGCGTGCCTAACATCATCTGGGGCTGCTGCGCACTTGCGCGTGAAATTATGGACTTGCGCGCCGTAGCTTGAAGCACGTCCTGTGGCAGATCCGCCAGCGAAGACAAAAGCACCTCGTACTCGGTGATCGTCTTCATCTGCCAAGCTCGCAAGGCGGCTGAACTTCGCAACCGACGACGCCCAGAGGTCATCCGCGCATTGAATGACGTCCGCAACATGGGTCGGAATCTCATCGGGGTTCTCCTCGGCAAAAGCCAGCAAATTGGCGCGTACGGTCTTGTCGATACTGTACTTCAAGTCGCCGTCTTTGTATGTCTCCATCATCTTTAATGCCTGCGGCCCGACACGGTCGATCACCCACTGACGCATCTTGGGGCTGCGCACCGACTTGATCTCTCCCTTCGTCAGGTCGGCGACCAGCGTCTCAATCTCTTCCAGCTCGACGGACGCGTACTTGATCGCGGCTTGTGCGAGTGGCAGATCCAGCAGCACGCCGCGGTCGTTGATGCGCTCGTTGACGTGGTAGTCGGCCAGCTCTTCGCCACTTAGATCGCGCATAGCTTTGCTAAACGCCCGCATGGCGCGCACGTCCTGCTC